AGTTTTGATTTTGACTCAACGCTATTGATAGCCGCCTCAACCTTTTGTTTTTCCTGTGGCTCTGTTTTGATGACGTTACTCTCGTCGATAATACCCAATTCAACAGCTCTTTTGGCATTTATCCACGTCCCATCTTCACCCTCCGGACCATCCATGATTTCCTTTATTTTATCTTCATCAAAGCCCCACCGCTCTTTGTAAACGGTTTTTATCTGCTCTGTGAAAGCCAAAATCATAGGGTCATCGCTACCAGCTCCACGGCTCCATGGGTTGTGTAGCATTATCAACGCATAGTCCTTCATTTTGGCCACATCTCCAGCTGCTAACAAAACGGATCCCATTGATGCAGCTAGGCCAACATTTATTGTTTCGGTTGGTATCTTAGAGTCAAGGATGCTTGAGAATGTGCTCATACCATGGTAAACAGACCCACCATCTGAGTTAATTAAAACTCTTATCTTTGATGGCTTGATGTACTCAGTTAGGTAATTGAATTCATACTCAAATGAACTTGTGCTCCAAGCATCGACCGAATCGAAAAACTTGATGGTTGCTATATCATCGCCTACCGTTACGCTGCCCTGGATGAATTTGAAATTGTTTTTGTTTTCCATTGGCGTTTTATAGTGATTTTATACTTATAAATAGAATTATTTGCACACGAAGGGTCATAAAAGAAATGCTCACGCCTTTTCTGACATGAGCATTTAGAAGTATGATTATAGCGTATGGAAACTTCTTGATTAATAATAGGGGAAATTACCCCAAAAATGTTTGTTTTATATTTTTGACTTTATGGAGACTTGTTTTTCGTATTCAGATACATCCACATCTGGCATACCATCTCTATTCTCATCAGTCATATCTGAGAAATTTGTGAATGCCGGCGTAATAATTGTTTTTTCTACATAATTTCGATATCTATCTCCAGACTCGTCGGTGAATTTGACTCCAAAATCCAACCAACATGCTTGCGTTTGATTTGATGTTGTTGGCATATCGAAATACTCTAGCGTGATTTTTTCCCTGAGAATAGTGGATGATTCTTTGGCATCTTGTATGGCCGCGTTAACTATGCCGGCGTAATCAAATATCTCAGTCTCGTATTCATCCTCATAGTCATTAAGTCTGTTAAGAATAAACCTAACCCGCATCGTGCCGCGCCCCTCACCTATTCTGTTTTGAGAGACTAAATAGCTAACATTGACAAAGTGAATAAATATTGCTGGGAACAGAACCGTGTTTTCTGTGTTTTCAACGTCATGTATTATTCTCTCAAACTGTCCCTTGTCTAGCTTTACTGTCTTAAACAGTTTCTCACTCTGATCCCATGGGCTATTTATTTCGCCTAAAATTCTTTTTATTTCAAGATATAGCTCCTTCATTATCTAAAAGTATTGGTTAGTGCTCTCTGTAGGCGCTTTAGCACCCATTGTTCAAGCTGATTAGAATTCCCAATGAACTGCCGCTGTGTTGCCGGCTTATTTGAATGTTGATTTCTTAACCATGTTCCAGTTGGGTCATTGTGATATTGAGAATATCCGTTTTTTGTCTCAATCCTTATTTTGCTTCCCAGCATTGATGATGTTATGCTGTTCTTTAGCGCCCCACTCTTATCCATGATTTGATGTGGGTAATCCCGGAGCCTCTCAGCCCACTTGCCGCGAGTCCCAGCAAATCCACCTCGATCGAAGGAGGATTTGAAGTGGGAAACCGCATATTGGCTAATATCCTGTTTTGCTCTAAAAATCTCTGTATCAAACTTATTTCTGAGATTTCTTGTTTCTCTCAAAAACTGAGCTGGGGTGAGTGTTTTCATATTCCAAAGCTTCTCTTTACCTTCCTGGCAGATGTAGCCAATTGTTTAGCATATCCAGAAGAAACTTGAAAATATTGATGATCTTCAGAAAACATCTTTCCGGAAGTTGCCACATTGTACTTAAACGTTGGGTCGGCAGCTGCGCTTATCAACTCGTCTACATTTGACTTGTTGGTTAGCTTGCGGCCATCTGTGCTCTTTAGATCTAACAAGTAGCACCTACAAGCATGAGCTATAGGCGGCACAAGGGCTGCTGGAAAGTCTTTCTTTCGATATCTAAGTCCATCAAGGGCCTCATGCGATTGCCTTACTCGCTCGTCACCTTGAGTTGTGAACTGTATGATGTCATTTTCTTCGTAGTTAACCCACTCAGCTGCTAGGCCAAGGGCAAAAACAACGTCGGAATTTTCAACCCCAGCGTAAGTCTTGTTGAACTTGGAAAAGGTGCCGGTGGCCAGAGATACAAACTCGTCGTAATCACTAGAGTCATCTCTATCTGCCGCCATCTCCAATAGCGCTTGGTGCTGTTCAGCTACAGAGAAATCTATCAGGTTGTCTGTCAGCCCAATAAGCATATCTCTCTGCTCAGCCTCATCAGATGTCAATGTGCTAGTGTCATCATTCTTAATTATCTCCATGGCGTCATCAAAAGAAATTCCATAGCCATAGAAAGCATGATTTAATAGAAATTCAGCCCTTTTCGTCATTAACTCCGTATGAGTGAAGTATAGATATGGATTGTCATAGAAGTCGGCTAAAAACCCCATTAAAATAGCTAAAAGCTCCTTGTATTCATCAGATGTTTTGTTCTTCGTGTCTTGATCCTCTTTAGTCGTTTCAGCCTTTACCTTGTAGAACTCATTAATTTTTGCTGAAATCCGCTCAAATGGGGAAGTGGTTGGATCGCCGCCTACTTCCCCGTGAGAAAATTTACCTTAGCTGTTGTCTGCGCCGCTACTTGGTTTTGCTTTTCAATTAAGTTTATTTGGCCGCCTACTGTCACGCCAAATTGCTTCTCAATCTCTCCAGGGTCAACCTCGAACTTATCGGTAAGCATTTCAAATAACTTAATTTGATCAGCATTGTTCATCTCAAGCTTATTTGAGAACTTGAACTGGAGATTTTGATCAACCATACCGCGCTTAACAAGTCTCGGGATGATTTCTTCATTCATGATATCCTCAATGTATTCCCGGTAGACCTCGATCCTATCCCGGAAGATATCTTGGTGTGCGTTGGTTGACCCTACATAGCTCTGAGTGGCACCGGCCATGGATTCAGATCCAAGAACTAGGTTTGAGATCTCCGCGTTAGCCATAGCGATTAGGCTGGTGTAAATCTTTTCTGAGTTTGACATGGCTAATGCATGAACACTTAATTCATCATTTAGCCCGGTAACAATGATCCTTTGAGCAGCTGCCCCCGCAATCTCATCTGCCAACTGTTTACGAGCTACGACGTCTTCATCAGGTGTTTTACCTTGGATAATTGGCTGACCATATGTCTGCCCAAAGCTAACGTAATTGGCAAATGTGAACTTCTTGGCCAAAATCATTGGTGTTGTCGCTGAGAACATACCAAGATCCCCATTGTTAATCAAAACATAATTCCCTTCATACTGTTTTGCCTTAATGTCCCACCCTGGCAAAAAGAACCCTTGTCTCTTTACAACGTAATTCTGGTCAGGAAGGACATTTCTTCTCTCAACCAATTTAACAGAGTCAAGTCTCCCGGTCAGAGGATTAACCTTTGGCCCCAACTCTATTAGGGTGTACCCAAACAGCTTCGCCTCAAGTATGCCGCGAATAATTTTGGTAAACTGGGTGCCTTGAATCTTCTTAGTGTTGGGGATATCTTTTACAAATTGGCCGGTTGCTGTTTCCCTGGCCAGCATATATCTTTCACCTAAAACCTGGGATTCTAATGTTTCAATCACACCCCTCATGTGTGGGTCCTGCTGCAAACACGCCTCATATAGGTCGATGAGTGCGGCCCTGTTATCCATGATAAGTCCATTCGCCAAATCTGAACGCGCCGATTTGTATCTGTTGTGACGCTCAATCTCTCTCACATACTCCTGGATGGTTTTCTTAGAAGTGCGGTAGATCGAATGTAAATCCGTTTCTGACAGCTTGGCCTGGGCGGCTACCGCTGGGGAGAATGGTTTTTTATTTTCTTCGGCCATATTTATGAATTTTGTTGTTTCGGTTATTACTGCTTAATAATAGCTGGAGGGGCAATTAATTGTTTTGGATTGCAATTGCTGGGAAGTGAGATTGAATTGCTTCTTTAAATCGATTAATAAAATTAGAAAAAGCGTAGCTAAAATTCCGCATGGATTTTATTTGGATTTTATATTGGATTTTATTTGGATTTACACTGTACGTCATATAAAGACGCTATCACGTCATATAAAGACGCTATCACGTCATATAAAGACGCTATCACGTCATATAAAGACGCGTCATTTAAAGACTACTTTAAAAAAAACAACGTGAAAATTTGCTATTTCTATTTTTTTTGCTACATTTGTGTTCAAATAAAAAAAAATAGACATTATGAGTGAAAATTTTATTGAATTTGAGTGTGGTGAAACACCTTTCCCAGAAAAAATTAGAAACCTTGGTACTATTGGTAATGCCAAAATTTCTCCAGCATCAAAGTTTGTGTACTTAGCTTTAAGGTGGTCGAAGAGCGTTCTTTCAAAACCGGATCGTAGATTTGATCCAAGCTACCTTTTTATGGAAAGAAGATTTGGTGTTAGTTCAACAACGTACAAAAAAGCATTGGATGAACTGGAAGATATTGAAGCTATCTCTGTTGATTATGACAGAATGTGTGATAAGAAATATCTAATAATAGATATTCTAAAAAGTAAGGATGATATTGCAGAGAGAATCCCCAGCGTTATAATAACAACGGAGGTGCTTACAGTTCCGCAAAAACTTTTTCTGGCTTTGTTGTGGAAAATGATGTATGTGGATGGCAATAAAAACACGATATCGACATATTTATCTTCTCACAGTATAGCTAAATCACTTAAAACAATTGGCATATCAAGGGCCGCTACTTATTCAAGACTTAAGGAGTTATCCGATAAAGATTCTGGATTCATCAACATAATTGATATGCGTGATGATGGCGGTTTTTCTGTCAGAGTTGATGTTATTACTAAGATATGGCAATATGAAGATGACTTGTGGGCACCATTTAAAATGCTTGGTGGAAAAAAGAAAGACTATCCAGTGTACAAAAAACCAAAATCTGGTGATTTTAAAATTGAAGATGGGAGGGTGGTTAAAAATGGCTAGGCCTGGAAAGTGTAGCGTTTACTTGATGGAGAATTCAAGAAATGGATACGTGAAGATTGGGATATCAAAAGATCCAGTGTTTAGAGAAAAGACATTGCAATCTCAAGAGCCTGAAGTAGAAACTTTGGTGTTTAGTGAATTTAGCTCAATCGCTGTTGCAACACAAGTGGAAGAATTTCTTCATGAGATCCACAATGAAAAACGTGTACGTGGAGAGTGGTTTGATTTGACAATAAAAGATTGCATGGATATGGCTAATCAATACATATTAGGCGGCGAGTCTGATATATTACAGCGGATTAGTGACTACAAAAAACCACTAATAGAGAAAAAGTATTCTCAAATAGATATAGACTTTGATATATTACAACTTGGAATAATTGAATATATCAAATTAAATTCAAAGCACCAAAAGATAAAAAAGGGTCAAATGAGCCTCCTCTCACCAGCCAGTAAGGCCTTATTTAACAAAACTTGGGGTGAGTTGGTTGAGAACAATGTGTTGTTGGAAAACAAAGATAAAGGGGGTTCTTTTTGGGTAGTCAACAATCAGATCTTTGAAGAAAATTGACCCACATATACCATCTATGACGG